CTTACGTTATTAATAAATAACGCTAATTCATTCTCATTTGTAACTGCATGATCTAAAGTATAGGAAGATGTTGCACTTGTAGAAAATGTTTGAGTCGCAAATGAAGTAAATGATTCTGCAGGTTTGATACCTATATAAGCCATCTTATGTTATCTCCATTATGCTTAATGTGCCTGAAAGTTTATCTGCTACTGAACAATCGATCTTAAGTACATCGGTTGTTTCTAAAACAATTTTTCCCCCAGACAATAGCTCAAGTGAAGTTCCAGCTGGGATAGTTACATCCTTTGCTAAAATTGAGACTCCATTTGCAGTATTATTATTTACAGCTCTATTTGATGTATCACTATGTAATTCTACTTCTGCAGTAACTGCAGTTGTATGAATGTTAGTTAGTATTAAACCTAAAACAACTGTTGTTGTAGATCCAGCTACTGTATACATCACATAAGGTGTTCCAGCTGATGCTGGTTCTGCTGCAAAATTTACTACCTTAAACGTATTTGCCATTTTTTATCTCCTCCTATTTATTTTATATTATACTGTTTTCTGACATAAAAGTCAATGATTATTTATCCTAATGCTATAGCTAATGCTGTTGGATCATCCGTTACAAATCCAGCAGTATTTAAGTATGTTTTAACATCTGATAAAGCTACTTGTTTCATAGTGCCAGCATCATTTGTTACAAGTCTATCTGCATCTACTAATGTTGTTCCTGTAGCTGATGTGTCCCCATCTATTATATTTAATTCAGCTGTTGTAGCTGTCGCACCATCTAATATTTCTAATTCTGCTTCTGATATACCTGCAGATCCTATAGTTACTGTGCCTGCAAAAGTTACATTAGCACCACTAAATGTCATAGCTGTAGTAGGTGTAGATCCTGACTTAATTACAAGCTCTCCACTAGAGTTTGTTAAACTACCAAAAGTTGTACCATCATCTTTAAGTGTAACATCTGCTCCACCTGCATCTAAAACTATATCTGCTGTAGCATCTAAAGTTATATTAGCTCCAGAATCTATTTCTGCTATAACTGGTGTAGTTAAAGTTTTGTTTGTTAATGTATCTGTAGATACAAGAGATACTAAAGTTGAATTAGCACCAGCTGGTAACAGCATAGTGTTTGTAACACTTGCACTATGAGGCTGTGCAATAACTGTTTGACCATGTGAATTAGATTCACAATTAAATACTATTGCTCCAGAATTTGTATTACCTCTTACAACAACTGTTCCAGTTCCATTAGGAGCTAAATCAATAGTTGCATTTGAAGTGGTTACAATATCTGCACCATTCATATCAAGATTACCACCTAATTGAGGTGAAGTATCTTCTACCACATTAGATATTGCACTTGATGTAGCTAATCCTGCTACTATTGCTGATCTTGCAATTTTTTTAAGTCCACCACCTGAAGTATCTACTGCTATAAAAACATCATCATTTGCAACTGTAGAAATTTCTGATAAACTACCTGCAGCTATTGAATTAAAATTTGTACCATCTGCAACTAATAAATTACCTGCAGTATTTGTACCCATAGTAATATCATCACCTGATACTGTAAGATCTCCTGATATAGTTAAATTTCTTATTCCTGTATAATCTTTATTTGCATCTAATATAACTGCTTTACTTGCTATTGCAGTACCGATAGCTGTGCTACCTAAATCTAAAGCATTAAGTTCACCAACAACTGCTGTCACACCATCTAGTGTATTTAATTCTGCTGCTGTGGAAGTAACGCCATCTAATATATTTAATTCTGCTGCTGTTGAAGTTACTCCGTCTAGTATATTAAGCTCTGCAGCTGTAGAGGTTACTCCATCAAGTATATTAAGTTCTGCTGCTGTAGAAGTAACACCATCCATGATGTTTAATTCTGCTGCTGTAGCACTTATAGCTGTACCATTAAAATTAATAGCATCAACATGTGCTGTACCATCTATATATAAATCTTTAAACTCAAGAGAGGAAGTTCCTAAGTCTATATCATTATCTGTTATAGGTACAATAGCACCGTCTTGTATTCTAAATTGTTGTACTGCTGCAGATGAAACCTCAACATAAAATTCTAAATGATTATTAGTTGTATCAACTAATACTTTGTTATTTGCATCAGCATCTCTAAGAGTACTAATAGGTCCACCTTCACCCGCAGTTCCATCATGCGTGTGTCCTGTTGTTGCGTGGAATGCAGCTAATACTTGGTTAAACTCATCATTAGAATGAGCTGATGTAATAGTATCACCTGTTGTAAAACTTGATTGTCGTGCTGAATAGCCTGCCATTATCTCCTTCCTCCTGGGGTAAATTCTAATTGAAAGCCTTTTACTGAAAATGAGTCTGCACTATTTTGATCATCGATCTGTAGTGCAACTGCGAATCCTGAACCTTCTACTGATTGTCTTACTAATGGAACACCTGATGCATCATATAGTGCTTGACCATATTTAGCTGCTCCGTATGTTCCTGCACCACCTACACTAGGTAATGCTATTTTTGATGGTTGTGGAGTATTTTGATCATCATAGTCATATCTAAGAGCTAAGTTTGCATCAATAGTTGTTCCTTCACCTTCATAGTTTAAATTAACTCTTTGCATATATTTTCTTAAGCCTGGATCTCCCATTACCATATCAGGTGATCTGTATACTGCTTGAATTGTTGTAGTAGTTGCACCTGTTGCAAAAGTATTTCCTGTTTCCATTTTATAAATAAAACCATCATATCCACCAAATATTTGTGTCTCAATACTGCTAACAAAATCTGAATCTGTACAAGCTGGTTTAATACCTACCATATCTGCATATTCAAATCCTATTGATCCTGTATTAGGGTTATTTTTTAATACACCTATAATTCCTTTTGATGATAATTGACCACGTCCTGTTACTGGATAAAATAATCTATATTGTGATTTACCTCTAATAACTATAGATGATATTCTATCTAATGTTATTTCATCAATTCTAGATTGTATTTGTCTAGATATAGATCCAAGTTCAACGTCACCAATTCTTGCTGTACCTGCAATAGTTCTTAATCCATCTGGTGCTAAAAATATAACATCACCACCAATCTCTTGAATACTACCACCATCTCTACAGCCAATGTTTCTTGTAACTTCTTGTACAGCAAATGAAGCACTTGATGTTCCTGTTAATTTATATATCCTATCTTCACAAAATATAATTAATTCATTTCTAAATACTTTTAATCCAACTACAGCCGAGTCAACTTTAAATGATCCAGCACCACTTCCTGTTGTAAAATTGTCTTCTTCAAAAGCTACACTAAATATAACTTCTTGTGAATTAGTTGCACCAGCATAGAACATATGGTTTTGAAATGCTTTTACAAATTTAGGATTTGATGGAGCTGTTCCACCACCTGTTGCATTTACAACATCAACTGCAAAACTAGAATTAATAATTTGTGCAGGGGAATGTCCTGTTGCAATTATAAGTTTATCAGTGCCATTAAAATTAAATTTTTCAAAATCGTATTTTCTTGTAGATGTACCAAGACCTGTTGTTAAACTAGTAAAACTACCTGATGTAGTTCCTCTATGAATATCTCCACCTCTTGCTACAATTATTTGATCATTAAATATAATAGAACAATCTACTATTAGACTAGAATTACTAGATCCTTGAGGTACAATTGTAGTATTATATCTAGCTGTACCACTAACACGTCTATATCCACCCTTAATATCGGGTTCAAAGTTTTGTAAGATTAATGCTTCACCTGGTTGCATAGAAAACACATCTTTGTTTAATGTCAAACCACCAGCACAACTTACAACAAATGGGGATATTAAATCTGTTGTTGGCATTTAATTAATTAGCTCTTTTTTTATTTAATAATTCTATTGCTTGTTGCAAAGTTAAAGTTTTTGGAATATTTTTTATACCAGCTTTTTGTAATTTTTGTGTTATAGTTGTTCCTGGCATTTTTTTAAGATCTCTAAAACTAATTCCAGCCATTAATTTTTCATCTGCCCTTACTTCACCATTCATGTTATCACCACCTTTTGATCTAAGGTCTTCTAAAATTTGATCAGACATTTTTTCATTTTCTGCTATAATTTGTTGTTTGGTTTTTTCTATTTTAGCCATTAGCTAACTCTGCCTCCTATGCTTGTTGCAATGCTTTCACCAATTACATCGGTTCTCATGTAATCGTTTTTAGTTGCATAATCCACTTTTAATAATCTAAGTTTTCTTTGAAAGTCTCTATCAGCTAACTGTGCATGTTGTGGATCTGATCTTAACATGTATGTATAATATTTAGCTCTATCTACTATCAAAGTTCTAAATCTGTCAGGTAAACTCATATTATCACCATGAGCAGATAAATCTGTATGTGTTGTATAATAGTCATAACTTGCTGTAAATTCGTTTGTATTTGGTCTTGGGCTTACTCCAAATGCCGAATGATCTGGTAGTATATAAACTCTTAATGGTGTTGAATAATTACTACTAGCATTTGTATCATCAGTTGGTTTATTATTTTGTAAGTAACTATCATAAGTTACATATGATAATTTTCTAGTAGCTAAATCACTTCTAGATATTCTAACATAATCAACATCTAAGTTTGTAGTTGTAACTGTATTATTAAGTGTAATAAATGATGTTTGTGCTGTAGCTGTAAAGGTAGTATTTAATATAGCACCTTCTCTAAAATTAGTTACAGTTAATGTTGTATTTAAATTTTGTGTTCCTTCTGCAGCTGTACCTACCTGTACTTTTAAAGCGGCACCAACACTATTAGTATCTAAAACTCTAACTTGTATTTTGTATGTTTTATTTACTGTAGTATCAATAGCTTGATAAGCAGCAAAATCATTTAATCTTAATCTACCATTACCTGTGCTTGTATAAGCTGCACTTCCTGCACCTGCTATGGTGCTCCAACTATTTATATTAGATGCAAACTCACCATTAGTTACTAATTGCCTTGGTGCCATTGAGAATGAATCCATATCTGCTTTTCTAAAGTCAGCAGGAAAAGAATACTCATTATCACCAATAGTTAAATCTTGTGTAGTTCTAGCATATAATAATGGTATTTCACCTGTTTCATTATAAACATCATGAATACCTTTATTAATAAAATCTTTTATTGCAGTTTGTATACCTCGACTTGAACTAAACGTACTAGAGGTTAGCTCTGTTTCGTTTAATTCTCTAAGTACACTATTTGTTAGTGTTAGGTAAGTTGTTGCCATTTTGTAGTAACTCTATTATTTTATCAAGTTTTTGTTCTTGATTGTTAATTCTATTTTCTAAATTACTTATCCTTACTTTATTTGGATCCATAACAATTCTTTGACCTGTGCTTGCTCTAGTTTTTTTTCTTAAATCATGTATAGCCATTTTATTTATTCTCCTATTTTGTAAGGGGTATTGTATTAAGGGGGACGTATAGCCCCCCTTAAAATTATACAGTATTATACTGCTGTATCGTGTTGAGTAGCTGTGTTTCTATCAGTTTCATCAATTCCTGAAACATCACATAGAATAGCAAAAACACGGATTTTACCCGCACTTGAAGCTGCTCCAGCCATTAACGCATCAATTGTGTCTGCTACTTTCGTAGTCAACACAGGTGCCGCATCAGCAACGTCTCTTGGTGCATAAGCTGCACCAGTAGCATCGTAAGCATCAACGAAAGCATCTGGATCTGAGAATCCAGCTGCACTTCCTGTGATACCAATATCGATAACTACAGAGTTTGAACATGCTGTTAGTACCTCTAGTCCTGCGTGTAATACTACACTTTCTGCAGGAACGTCAAGACATCTAATAACATCATTTGTTGCTGTACCTGAGTCTCCGTCAATTGCAGAGACATCAATTGTGTTTTCTATCATATAAGGTGTTCTGCCATTTGCAGAATGTCCAGCTGTTCCGCCAGCACCTGTTACATCATAAGTTGCCATAATTTATAATCCTCCCAATTAACCTATTGTTATAACGCCTCTTTGGACTGCTTCACTTCTAAGGATTTTTCTTCCAAATACGTGTAGTCCTCTGACAACGTCTGCGAATGAATCAGGGTCTCTGATTAATTCTGTTTTTGCGATATGATTTACAGTCGCTACTCCTGACATGTGTCCGTATACGAATGCATACTCATTAGATCCAGCAGATCCAAAAGTATGAGACGCTACACTTCCACCTGATACAGCAATTGCGTTTGATGAATACATATTAAAACCAAATAATGGTCTGTCTGTGACTTTACCATTTCTGATTTGTGATGCACCAC